ATCGCTCGACCTTGTCCTCGAACCACTGGCGGGCCTCGGCGAGCTTCTCGTTGGGAAACAGCGACGTGTTGGACAACGAGTCCTCGGCACGGATGTCGGCGAGCGAGACGTAGTACCCGCCGACGACCTCGACGTAGGATGTCTGCCGCTGCACGACACCCCCGAAGGTGCCCTCCCACACGATCTGGAACCGTTCGAGGACCGACTGGGGCGCGAGCGTGTAGACGTAGTGGCCCGCCGCACCGTGGGTCGTGGCCGCGTCGGTGGCGAAGATGGACCCATCGGCGCGGAAGATGTCCACGGTGACGGCCGCGTCGGCGTCGGTCGGCGTCGTGCCGACGTAGAACACCACCTCGGGCTGCGCCCGGGTGTCGCGAAGCACACGCTGAACGGTCACCTATACGGCCTCCCCCGGCCATCCTCGGCCGGCGTGGGTGAGCATCGTCGCGACGAGGTCCCAGATGGAGCCCTGCAAACGCGGGTAGTCCTGCACGACGGACGAGCCGACGAGCTTGTGAATCGACTGCGGGTGGTCGAACGTCGAGCGAGGGTTCGGCTCGACCTCCCAGTACGAGTGGAACGCCCGCAGCGGCAGCCCGGACTCCTCGGGATCGAGGTGACAGATGCGGCCGTGTGCGACGAACTCCGGCGTGGCGTCTTCGTCCTCGAGCCAGTCGACCGTGATGCGCCAGACCACCTACCGCTTCTCACCGGGCGCGGCCGTCGCTTGCTCCACGTCGGGCCGGTCGGTGTCGTCCATCTTCTCGAAGAACTGCGGGTACGCCTTGACGGCGGGATGCGAGCCCCGGACGAGCTCGCCCTGCCTCATCGAGCCCTCGAAACCCTTGCCTGCAGCATGGAACCCGCCCGGCTCCGAAACGCGGTACCAGGCGTCGGCCTGAGTCTTCGCTGCCATGTGATGATCTCCCTTCCGGGGTGGGCAGGGACCACCCTGGCCCCTGCCCGCGCAAGTTGCCCCGGTCTCGGTGTTACGTCTGCAGCGTGCGGAACGCGGCGGCGTTGAGCACCTTCGACCCGTTCCTCCACAGGAAGTACAGGCCGCGCTGGCCGGTCGGGAAGTGACCCGTGCCGACGAGGTGCGGGATCAGGTCCGCCGTCATGCCGATGCGGTCGACGATCGTGAAGTACGGGTTGAACTGCCCGAGCACCGCGATCTCCGAGCCGGTCGTCAGGACGGCGTCCATCGCCGAGTTTTCGTACGTCGGGTACGACAGGACCCCGTAGCCCACGTTCCCGGGCGTCGGCACCTGGTTGTTCAGGCCCTGTCCGACGCCGGGGTACGGGAGCCAGTTGGCGGACCCGCCCGCGCTGTCGAACTGCCGGACCTTGTTCAGGATGAAGCGGTTGGCCGTGAACGACGCCCGCGGCCGGAACCTCGGCGGCAGCGCCTCCTCGAGCTTGTACAGGTCGGCGACGACGAACGTGCCCGTCGTGGTCGTGATGACCAGCGTGGTCGCGCCGACGATCAGCCCGAAGGGCTCGTTCGTGCCCGTGCCGAGGGTGAACTTGTTGGACTCGAGGTCGTCCTTCGCGTCCGCGACCTCGGCCAGCATCTCGGACTCGACGGCGCCCCAGTCCTGATCGACCTCGATCGAGAACGGGACGAACGCCTGCGCCCGGTGAGCGTCGATCGTGGGCTGGGCGAGCGTCGGCGTGTTGTCCGACGCCTCCGTACCCTCTGCCGCGTATGCCGCCGTGATGCCGGCGGACGTTGCCCCGCGCCAGTTTTTGACCGTGGTCTGGATCACTCGGCCGATCGCCCGGTACGGGTTGACCGACGAGTTTGAGATGGGGATGACGGTCGGGTCGAGCTGGAACGGAACGGGCAGGCCGGTCGATGCGAGGGTGAACGCGCGCTGCTCCCACCCCTTCGCCTGCTGGATCGAGTGGGCCTCGTCCGGGCTGTGCATCGCCGGGGCCGGCGATGACATCGCGAACTTGGCGAACGCCCGTCGGTACGTCGGCGACCCGACCGCGAGGAAGTAGGCAGCGAGCCGCCCGTCACGGCCGAACTCGCCCTGCACCTCGTCGTCGGAGCCCTCGATCTTCTCGACGAGCCCGACGACGGCCTGCTGCGCGTCTTCCCGCGTCACGCCCCGGCCGTCGGGGATCGGGAACGACGTCGACTCGACGGCGCGCTTGAGCCCGTCGCGGTACAGGTGGGCCTCCTGCGCCTCGGTGTGGGCCGCCTTCCGGTATGCCGCGAGGTCGTACACGTCCTCCGGCGCCTTCGGGGGTGCCCCACGGTTCGAGACCGTCCGCACCGCGTTGTCGGCGGCCTCGACGTGCTCGCGGGTCTGAGCCGCCTCGGTCACCTTGGCCTCGCGCTTTCGGAGGTGCTCGCGTCGCTTGGCGACCGCCGCCTCCTCCTCCTCGAGCTCGTCCCACTCGTTCTGAACGGCCGGCGGGAAGTCCGTCCCCGCATACTGGGCGTTCAGATACGCGAACCGCTCCCTGATCTCGTTGGCGCGGTGGGCGAGCAGCTCGAGCGTGTTGTAACGCTCGATGTCGACTGCCATGTCTGCCTCCTTCGTCTCGTCCGGCTTCGGCTCGGACTCAGCCTTGGGAGGCTTGTCGCCCTTGCTCTTGTCCGCACTGGGGATGTCTGCGGTCGTGAGACCGCGTCGGTAGTCGATGATGTCGGCGAGCCGCTTCGGATCGGCCGTCAGCTCGCCGAACAGGAACTCGTCGGTCATGGACCGCACGCCCGCGGTCGCGCCCTCGTACTGAGGGAAGGTGACCGGGCCGAACTCGCCGACCTCGGCCTCCTTGACCGTCCGCTCGGGGAGGCCCGCCGGGTTCCAGTCCGATACACCGGGCTCCTCGACCCACTCCTCGCGCAGGACGCGGAAACGGTAGGACGACCCGTACACCCCGGCGCGCAGCCCCTCCATGACCAGCGGCGGCACGGACGGGAACAGACCGACCTCGTAGGCCACGCCGCGATCGTCTTCGCCGAGCTCGTCGATCGTGCCGAGCACCTTGTCGCCGAGCTCGGGGTCGCTGCCGTGGTTCAGCGTGACCTTCATGCGGTCCCGGTTCGACCGGATCGTCTTCTCGAACGCGCCCTTGGCGTTGCGCTCGAGGAAGTGGCCCTCCCACATCGAGTTGACCTCGGTCCACTCGTCGAACACGGCGAAGTGACCGGCGAGCACGGGCTGCCCCGCTCCCGCGTCGCGGACCTCGTACCCGGCCCCCGGAGCGATCGCTCGGACGAGGTTCTCGCGGGGAGGCCGCCCGACGTGCTGCTTCTCCATGACCATCCGACTGTCCTTTCCGCTATCCGACGGGTGCGACGACCTTCCCGTTCGCGGGCGCGGGCGTCGTGTCCTGAACCTGCACCGTGGGCAGGTGCGTGTGCTTGAGGAGCTTGTAATCGTTCGAGGTAACCGCCTCGGTCACCGAGTCCGGCTCGTACCCCGCGTCGATCAGTTGCTTCATGGCCGAGGCGTTCGCGACCTGAATCTCGGCCAAGTCCTTCCGGTCCTCCTGCAGGAACGCGATGTCGCGCTCGTCGTACCAGAGCTCGGCCCTGCCGGAGGTCACTTGGGGCGTGTTGATGATCCACTCGAGTGAGCCGGCGACGTTGCGCCACAGCGGGCGCATCGTGAGGTCGGCGAACCGCCGACGGGCCTGGCCGTAGTTGGAGTACGTCGCGGCCTGCAGGCCCTCGGATGAACCGACGATGACCGGGGGAACGCCCGCGGCCATGCAGATTCGCGTCTCACCGGCACCTTGGACCGCCTTGAAATCCGACTGTCGCAGGGTCGACCCGATGACGTCCGGGTCGAACCCCGACTGCACGAACCACGCCTTGCCGGCGTTCGCCGCGTCCTCGTGCCCCTCGCGGTACATCTTCACGACGGCGTCGAACAGCTCCTTCGTGACCGTCGCGTCGGCCTTCACGATCATGTTCGGCGTCCCGCCCTGGCGGAACATCGAGTCCTTGTGCGACGTCGCGGCGGCATCGGCGTCGATCTCGCGCAGGACAGGCGTCAGCCACGACATGCCGCGGCGCGGCGACAACGGGTCGGGCAGCGGCGCGAAGTGCGCGACCTGCTCGACCGGGAAGTTGCGCACCGGGTTGCCGGCGCCGGGACCGCCCGGCTGGTACAGGTAGCCCTGCAGCCGCGTCTCCGGCTCCCAGGGATCGCCGTCGTACACGAGCGAGACCCAATCCGGCCGCAGGCGCGCGAGCTCCTGGCCCTGCAGCCTTATGAACGAGTTGCCCGCGAAATCGGCATCGAGGATCATCCGCGCGAGCAGGTCGCCGGTGGTGCCTCCCGGCCACGGATCATTCAGCGGTCGCAGGTCGGTGGTCCCGAACAGTTGCCCCGGGCGCCCGTTCGTCATCTTCCGCCACTGGAACCGCGCCTCGGTGAACAGCATCAGCCGCGCGAGCTCGCAGGCGAACACGACGCCGTTTCCCTGGTAGGCGCCACGGACGAACGCCTCGAACCCCGAGCCGACTTTCTCGACGTCGTTCTGCAGCGACCCACCGCGGAGCTGGTAGGTGTTGCCGTTGAACGCCATCTGCAGGTCGTTGATCCAGCTCTGCAGGTCGTACCTCTGCGCAGACGGGCCCGGGCGCCTCCACATCCAGCTATCGAGCCGCTCCATCACGCCCATGCCATCATCGGCTCCCTCTCGACACCGATCTCGGCGGCCGCGGCGTTGTGCACCATCGCGGCGGCGACGAGCGCGTCGATCACCCTCATGTCCTGGTTCCCGCCCTCGCGGGTCTGCGACGGCCGGTCGAACCGCGTCCCCTCCGCGCGCACCCGAGCGACCGCGTTGAGAACGTGCCGCGTCAGCTTCGGGTCGCCGGGATGGTGGAGCCACCCCTCGCGCAGGGCCTCCATGAAGCGTTCGTAATCGAGCGCCGCCATCTTCGGCGAGTGAGGCCACGGGACCACGCGAGCCCCGAGCTCATCCGCGATCCAGACCGCGAGCTGCTCGGCGCGCGTGTCGTCCATCACGACCGTGTGGATCGGATTGCGTTCGTGCAGTCGGTACAGCGCGTCCTCGACGAGCCCCGGCTCGAGCGAGGTCCCGTCCCGCGGGGGCACGAGCACCTCGGCCGGCCCGAGCAGGCGGTACTCGGGGTCGCGAATCCACAGCGGGACCAGCGCCGTCGTGTCCCACTTCCACGCCACGTCGAGCCCTGCCCACACCGGCTGGCCGGCGGGAATCGCATCGGCGACCGCCGCGCCGAACCACTCCGACTCGGTGATGGCCGCGGCCTCCGATCGGGCGGCCTGGCCGCAGTTGAACCGCCGCCAGTGGGTCTCCGTCATCGAACTCGACTCGCGGAGCTCGCGGAGCGCCTCGACCGTGATGGCCCGCAGCGGGTTCGCGCGCTTGACCAGCTCGAGGTCGTCGACGTTGCCGTCCTCGGGGACGGCCCATTCGTGCAGGACCGACCCACCGACGACCTCCGCGGAGGCCGACCGGACGAACGTCTCGGTGCGCGTGACGTCGACGCCGCCCTGGCGCATCTTCTCGCGCACGGTCTCGAACTCGGTCCCCGGTTCACCGGCGGTCGAGATGGCGATGATCTGCCCGCCACGCTTGCGCAGCTTCCCGCGCCAGGTCCGGTACAGCTTGAGGTCGCGATGTTGGTGCAGCTCGTCGGTGATGCACAGCGTCGGTCGCGTCCCATCGCCGGTTCGGGCGTCGGCCGCGGCGATGAAGATGCGCGACCCAGACTCCACGCACCGAATCTTCCGCAGGCCGGGGTTCAGCGTGTAGACACCCTCGAGCTCGGGCGACCGGAGCACGAACCCCTCGGCCGCGTCCCAGTCGGTCTGCGCCTGCTCACGCGCCGCACCGGCCACGTCGATCGCCGACCAGCGCACATAGCGGCAGACGTACAGGGCCAGCGCCGCAACCAGCGTCGTCTTCGCGTTGCCCTCGGGCATGACCAGCCAGCACTCGCGGAACCCGCGCAGCAGGTCGACGACGAACGCCATCTGGAAGTCCTCGATGGCCCACGGGTCGCCGGTATCGAGCACCAGCTCACCGCTCCACCCGCGGAAGTGATCGGGCGTCATGGGGTCGAGCAGTCGCCAGTCGGCCACGGTCACCTCGCATTCGTGCTGGTCACAGCGTTGTCCGCAGACCTCGCAGGTCGAAGGCCCGACACCCCCGGCGAGGTAGCGGGTGTCCCGGCGTGCGCGCGAGGTCTCGAGCCCCCCCTGCCCCCCCTACCCATGACC